TTATCAGAAGCCGGGGCTGTTGGTGCGCCTGGCTTATCAAACGGCGCCGGTGCACGTTGGTGCCATGGACGTGGATGTGCCGCTGGATTCGTTCCACAGCGATGGGACGACGACCCTGATCGACCCTGTGGCGGGTATCGGGCTGTGGCGGGAGGCGCGGCGGGTACGCGACGCGCAGGCCGTGCTGGCCAGGGAGCGGTCGCAGGTCGACAAGGTGCTGAAGGCGGTGCTGGGGGACGGGGTGTCCCTTGTGACCACGGATGGCGTGGGCCTGGCCCTGATCACGTTGAGCACCAGGCGGTCGTTGGACCGGGCGGCGCTGATGAGGGCGCTGGGTGTGCCGAACCTGTCCGGGTTCGAGATGGCCCATGAGGTGCGGGCGCTGGACATCGCCGCGTCGATCCCGATGGACTACCAGCCGTGAGGCCGAAATGGTGGGTACTGGTGAACGACCCCGACTCCCATGACTTCGTGGCTGAGGGGATGGAAGCTCAGGTGGATCACCACCGGCGCCAACTGGACCGCTCCCGCGAGTACCTCAGCGAAGCTCAGAGCGACGTTGCCCACTTCACAGCGCAGATCCGCGAATCGGAGCTGGCGATCGCCCAGATCGAGCATGCCCTCGCCGAGCGCCTGGCATGAGAACGATCTGGAAGGCGGTGCTGCCGATCCACAACCATGTGCCTCTGGTCTTGCCTGTGGGATCGATTCCGTTGTCGGTGCAGGCACAGAGCGAGCAGCTGTGCCTCTGGTTCATATGCGACAGCGAGTGGCCTCTCGAGGACCGGGTCGTGAAGATCTACGGCTCGGGGCATGATGCGCGGGACCTCGATATCTTCCGCGACCAGTATCTCGGCACCGTGCAGATGCTGAGCGGCACCTTCGTGGTCCACGTGTTTCTCGCGCCGGCGCCATAGGATGGGGCTTGTCGATGCGCATCGGCAGCCAAGGTCTTCAACCATTCGGGTTGAGTCAGCTGCTCTCGGCTGATTGAAGGGCTCAGGGTCTCCCGCCCTGGGCCCTTCACCTTTCCATGCCTCTGCGTGATCGCTGGGTTACGTTGCGCTGGTATGGGCCGGGTGTCGGCTGAGCAGGTGTCCGCGCTGTGCGACGTGTGGTGGGCGCGGCGGGCGGCCGGCCTGTCCCTGGCACAGGTGCGCGAGCTGCTCGGGGATCCGGCCAGACCGGTCAGCGACTGGCCGCCCGCGGTGATCCGTGCCCTGGCCGGCGCTATCGCCTCAGGGGCGAAGACCCCGGGTGCGGTGCGGGCATGGCGGCCGCCGTTCACCAGGCCGAAGCCGTGACCGCAGACGGGCCCCCTCGGTGCGACTGCGTGAGGGTGACGATCAGGAGCATGGACCTCCAGTGGTGCGAGCCGTCGCTGCTGGATGTGCTCCGGGGCCCGGCTCCGGTGTGCTGGGCGTGGGGCCTGCCGGGCGGGAGCGGTGATGGCCAGGACAGCGACCGGGCACCGGGCCAGCCGTGACCAGCGGCGCCGCCGGCTAGCGATCGGGAGGGCGGCCGGGGAGCCGTGCTGCCGCTGCGGCCGGCCGATCGACTACGACATGGCGTGGGACCCGCGCGCCTACCAGCCGGGGTACCCGAGTGTGGACCACCTCGACCCGCCCGGGCTGGGGGGCAGCGAGCTGGCGCCGATGGACCGGCTTGCTCCGGCGCACCTGGACTGCAACAGCAGGGCCGGCGCCCGGCTGGGCGCGGCGCTGAGGTCCGCGCGCCGCCGCGGCCCGAAGGTGAGCGACCCAACCGCGGAGGTGAGTGACACAAGCGCGGAGGTGAGTGACCGGGGGCGCGTTCTTGGGGGCGGCTTGGCAGCCCCGGCTCGCCCCCTTCCACAAAAAAAGGCGGCCGGAACCCGCAGGAATCGGCCGATCCGGCCGAAGTTCCACCCGCACGGATTCGTGCTGCCCCGGATATGGCCCAAGAAGCTGCCCAGGGGCGATTACTCCATGGGGGACGCGTTCCTGGCCTGGTCGGACGGCAAGGAGTGCCCAGGGCCGCCTCTGACGCCGTGGGAGCGGCACTGGGCGCGGGAGCTGCTGGTCCGGGTGGACGGCCGGCAGCGGTACACCAGGGCCGTCCTACGGGTGGCCAGGCAGCAGGGCAAGACGTACGTGGTGCAGCGGGTGCTGCTGTGGCTGCTGGTGCACGGCCACGAGTGGCTCGGCGAGCCGCAGCGCATCCTCAACACCCACTTCGACGGCATCCAGGCCGTGGGCCTGATGGAGCCGATGGCCAGGGCCTGCGGGTACGGCGCCAAGGGCCTTCCCGGCCTGAGGTCCCAGACCTACATGGCGGTATGGCACCCCGGCGGGGAGGAGGACGGCCTCGCCGCGGTGTGGATGGCCCGCGCGATGACCACCAACGCCCTGACCGGCAACCAGGGCATCACGGTCTCCTTCGTCGACGAGCTGCAGGACGCCAAGCGGCGGCAGGTGCAGGAAGGGCTCGGCGGGTCCATGTCCGGCGCCCGGATCGCGTGGCGGCTGCGGATCTACGCCGGCACCGGGGAGAAGGAGGACAGCGACCTGCTGCGCGAGCTGCGCAAAGCGATCGGCGACCCGTCGATGTTCTGGTCCGAGTGGTCCCTGCCTCCCGGCGCGGATCCCGATGACGAGGGCAACTGGCCGTGGGCGTCCCCGGACTGGTCGGACGCTCGCCTGGCCTACCTGCGGGAGGAGAAGGGCTCGATGCCGCTGGACGAGTTCCAGCGCAACTACCTGCTGCTCGACGGCCACCAGGTGCAGAACCCGGACGCGCTCGTCGCCGCCGACGTCTGGGACGCGCTGCGGGCCCCGCAGCCGCAGCAGTGGGCCGCGGCCGCGGTCGAGGCCGGGCCCGGCGCATCCCCCGTCGTAGCCCTCGCAGCCCACGACCAGCACACCGGCGCAGCAGTCGTCTCGGCGCGCCGCGCATCCTCGACCGCGGAAGCGGTCCAGTGGTGCCAGCAGGCCGACGAGCCGCCGATCGTCGGCAAGAGCCTGCTCGCCGACCCGGCATGGGCGGCGGCGGCCGCGGTGCCGGCCACCGGCAGCGTCCCCGAGGCCTGCGGCCAGCTGCTCGCCCTGATCCGCGACGGAGTCCTGCGCCACGACGGCGGCGAGCTGCTGGCCGAGCAGGTCACCCGCACCACCGTGGAACACACCGCGGACGGGCTGCGCATCACCTCCAGGGGCCGCGTCGACGCCATCAAAGCCGCGGTCCGCGCCGTCCACGCCGCCCGACAGTCGCAGGACTGGTTCAGCTACTGACCCCACAGAACCGGGGTGGTCCGGAACGGTGCCACCTGACAGAACCCGCTCTACGTTGGGCGGGATGGCAGTCCGACCGGACACCTACCGACGACTGTCGGCAAGCCGCGGCCCGCATCTGCGCCGCCCCACCAGGTCAGGCCGCAATCAGGCGCTGCAGCTGCTGCTCGCCGGCGATTCCCTGCCGCCCCAGAAGCCCCGCGCCACCCGCGACGAGGCGGTCGAGTACCCGCCGTACGAGCGGTGCGTCGACCTGGTCGCAGGGAGCCTGGCGAACATCGACATCCGGGCCGGGCGCGACGACCCCGAGCTGAACGTGTGGATGCGGTTCAAGGAGCAGGACCAGCCCCGGTTCCTGCTGGCGCCGGACCCCGAGTCCGATGCCTGGCAATGGCGGTACTCCTGCGTCCGGGACCTGGTCGAGTACGGCAACAACATCGCCCTGCTCGGGGACATCGACCACCGCACCGGCCGGGCCGCCTGGTGCCTGCCGCTGCCGCCGGAGCACCTGGGGATCGTGGAGTACGGCGACGGCGCCTGGGACTACGTGTACGGCGGGATGGTGCTGGACCGCGGCTCCGTCCTGCACATCAAGCGCGGCGGCCTGTCCGGGGAGCTGCTCGGCCGCGGCGCAAGCGACCAGTTCGCCCGGTCCCTGCGGATCGCGCTGACCGCAGAAGAATGGGCGGGCCGCTACCTGGAGGGCGGCGGCGTCCCCCCGGCGATCATCCAGACACAGGCCAACATCGGGCCCGCGAAGGCCGCAGCGTTCAAGAACGATTGGCGCAGGATGCTGGACAGCGGCGAAGCGCTCCTGCTGCCCGCCAACGCGACGGTCACGCCCCTGGTCTCCGACGCGCAGCGGCAGCAGCTGATCGAGGCCCGGCAGTGGAACGCGCACCTGGCCTGCCAGATGGTCGGGGTGCCCACCTACAAGCTCGGGCTCGAAGGCCCATCCATGACCTACCAGAACGTCGAGCAGGCCGGGATCGACTGGCGCATCGACACCCTCGACCGCTACGGCCAGCCCATCGCGAACGCGATCAACAAGTACCTGATGCCCAACGGCACCACCTGCAGATGGATGTGGGCACAGGTGGAGCGCACCGACGCGCAGACCCAGGCCACGGTCACCGGGACGCTGTACAGCTCCGGGGTGATCGAGCGGGACGAGGCCAGGGCACGCATCGGCTACGCGCCGGCGGCGAAGACCATCGAGGAGGGCGGCACCCCGCAGGGCGTCCCCGAGCCGGGTCCGCAGGAGGTGTGACATGGACATGATCGAACGCGCGTTCGCGGTCGACGACGTCGCCGTCAAGGAGCGGATCGTGGTGCTCCGCGCCGTCCCCTACAACCGCCCCTCCTGGGTGAGGGACAAGCTGCCCGGCGGCGGCTACGGGAAGCCGTACCGCGAGTCGTGGGAGAAGGGCGTGTTCCGCAACGACGTGAAGGCCCCGAACCGGGTGAAGCTGATCGTCGGCACCCACCAGCAGAGGCACGACCGCAACCCCGCCGCCGACGTCGGCCACGGCATCGAGCTCGTCGAGCGCGACGACGGGCTGATCAGCAGCCTCAAGGTGACCGCCTCCATGTTCGGCGACCACCTGCTGGCGAAGCTGGACGACGGCGAGTGGCAGGGGGTGTCCGTGGGCACCGTCCCGCTGCGCTCCCGCACCGACCCCGACGGCACCGTGGTACGCACCCTGGCGCACCTCGATCACATCCTGCTCACCGACGACCCGCAGATCCCCGGCGCCCAGGTCCTCGGGGTCCGCGACGACCCGTCGTCCCGGCTGGCTGGCTGGCTGAAGAAATACCCCCTACGTTCGGCCTGAGAAGCCGCACCCCGCGGCCCACCGGAAGCAAGCGGCACCCCGCGCAGTCCGAAGCGGCACCCCGCACCGGTGCAGGGCCCACGCGACACCCGGCAGACAACCCACCCATGTCTGCAAACGGGAGCGCATCATGCCCACCTACCTCGAACGGCTCCAGGAGGAGTTCGACCAGATCACCGCCGGCATCGAGGCGACCCTCGAAGGCGCGGCCGAGGCCAACCGCGACCTCACCGACGACGAGCAGGGCAGCATCGACCGCGACGACACCCGCCGCGGCGAGCTGGAAGCCGCGATCAAGCACTACACCGAGGTCGAGCAGCGCCGCGAGCGCGTCGACAAGCTCCGCGGCAGCATCCCCGCGGCCCGCCGGGTCGAGCGGGACGGCGGCGGCGCACAGCCCGACATGTCCGCCGACGTCAAGGCCGCCCTCGAGGGGCTGAAGATCCTCGGCGCCACGCCCGGCGCGTACGCCTACCACCAGCGCAGGGCACAGGTGGAGCGCTCCCGCGAATCCATCGAATGGATGGAGCGCGTGGACGGCCTGGTCGAGCGGGCCACCGCACACCAGACCACCACCGACAACCCGGGCATCATCCCCCGGCCGATCGTCGAACCGGTCGTGGACCTGCTGAAGGGCACCCGCCGCACCGTCGACTCCTTCGGGACGAAGGCCGCGCCCGCGGGCGGCTTCGACCGGCCCCACGTGACCCAGCACGTCGCGGTCGGCAAGCAGGCGACGGAGAAGACCGAGACCGCCAGCCAGAAGATGGTCATCGGCAAGATCCCGGTCGCGCTGGAGACGTTCGCCGGGCATGTGAACCTGTCCAAGCAGGACGTCCGATGGACCAGCCCCGCCCTGCTGAACATCATCTACGAGGACTTCCTGAAGGTGTACCGCAAGGTCACCAACGCCGCCGCCGCGGCCGACCTGGCCGCCGGCGCCACCGTGACCGTCATCGGCGACGTGACCACCATCGCCGGGTTCGACGCGTGGCTGGCGGCCGCCGACGCCGCGATCCTCACCGCCGCCGACCAGTCCCCGGACCACCTGTGGATGTCCCTGGACATGCGCACGTCCCTGGCACAGCTGCGCACCCCGCTCGGCGGCAAGGCGTACAACCTGCCCATCGTCGGGGAGGGCGGCGACGTGGAGGGCCTGATCCCCGTAGTCGACCCCGCCCTTCCCGCCGGGACCCTGATCGCCGGGATCGCCGAGTACGGCGAGGTGTGGGAGGACCTCGAAGGGTTCCTCACCGTCGAGGAGCCCAACGTCCTGGGCCAGCTCGTCGGATACGCCGGCTACCTCGACACCGTCGTCACCGACGCCGGCGCGTTCGCCAAGCACGACGACGGCGTACCGCTGGCAGCCACGGCCACCAGGCGCAAGTAGGCCCGGCGATGGCCGTCGCGATCACAGCGGAGGACATCAAGGGCGCGATCGGCGTGGGCTTCGCGTCCGCCGCCGACCGGGCCTGGGCCGACCTGTGCGCGGCGGCCACCAACGCCTACGTCAACGATCTGCCCATCGCCGGACTCGCCGAGAAGACGGCGATGGCGCAGCTCGGCGCCACCATGCTCGCCACCGACTGCTACAACCGGCGGCCCGGCGGGCAGATCGCCCCCGACTTCCAGACCGCCGAGTCCCTGGTCGTCTCCTCCCCGAACGGGGCCCTGTGGCCGGTCATCTCCCGGCTGCTGGAGATCGGCGCCAACGAGCCGCTGTGGGCGGCCTGACATGACCGTCATCGAACCAGCAGAGCGCCCCGCCTGGCTGCCCGCCGCGGCGGCGAAGGCCTGCGACGCGCTGGAGGCCGCCGGTATCCGTGTCGCCTTCGACGTGCGATCGGTCAGCCCCCCGATCGTGCTGGCCCTGCCGATCACCCGCACGCCGCAGACCGAGTGCCTGGACGCCGTCGCCGTCCAGTTCGTCGGACTGCCCTCCGGCGGCAAGAACGCCGACGCCATCGGCTGGCTGTGGAACGAGGTCGCGCCCGTCCTGTGCCAGCACTGCGACGTGGAGGCCACCGTCTACGACGGCGGGTTCATCGGCATCGAGGGGGAGATCGAGGGCACCGTCCCAGCCGCATACCCGCAACCCACCCAGGAGGAATCATGACCCACCAGACCTTCGTCGAATTCCGGTTCGAGTTCGACGGCACTGAGTACTCCTGCAAGCTGATCAACCCCGAGCACATCCCGCCCGCGCACAGCTACACGACCACCGTGACCATGACCGCCTGCCCGGACGGGGAGGAGACCGAGGAGACGGCCAGCTGGACCGTGGGCAGCCTCAAGAGCGACGTGTTCGGCGACAGCCTGGACGCGGGCATCTCCTGGGCGCTGCGCACCATCCAGCACACCAAGGCCAAGGTGCCCTACACCATCACCCACTTCCCGGAGCTCGGCGCCACCGGTGCGATCGAGGAGACGGGGGAGGCCCGCGTCAACTCGTTCACGTACGGCGCGTTCGCCCGCACCGGGACGTGGAAGCACTCCATCGACGTCGCCCTGCTGACCACCAGCGGACCCACCCGGCCAGCCGCGCCGTTGAAGGCCGGCTCCCGGAAGGCGGCCGTGTGATGGCCCGCACAGACGAGCAGCTGACCCACGACTTCACCTACCACGCCCCCGACGAGGCGACCCGCGGCTGGCACGAGGATGTCCGGTACAGGTTCCGGGGGCTGGCGCTGGACGTCAACCAGCTGCCCGAGAGCAGGGAGAAGGCCCTGGCGCTGACCAAGCTCGAAGAGGCCTCGTTCTGGGTGCACGCCGCACTGGCCCGCAACGGGGCACCGGAGCGCTGAGCGATGCTGCGGGTCGAGGGCACCAACGAGCTGCGGTTCGCCGCGGCGTACTTCGGGCGCCTCGACAAGCCCACCAAGGCCGCGATCCGCAAGGAGGCCCGCACTTGGGGCCCGCTGCTGGTCCGCGAAGCGATCGTGGGCGCCAGCTCGCGGGACAAGGTCAGCGTCGCCGTAGCTCAGTCGGGAAAGGTCACCTCCAGCAACAGGGGCCTGGTCGCCACGTTCGGGTCCACAGGCCGGTACAAGGGCCGCACGCCGTTGGCGAACCTCGCCGCGCCGTACGAGTTCGGCGGGGACCGGGAGAAGGTCGAGACCTACTATGCCCGGCACCGGATCTCCCGCCGCGCCATGAAGGTGTCCCGGCACGCGCAGCGGCAGCTGTCGCCCCGCCGCCGCAAGGGCTACTTCATCATGTCCGCCGTCGCCGACACCACACCGACCCTGGTCGGGATGTGGGTGCGGGCCATCGCCGACGTCGCGAGCGAGGCCACCTCATGACCAAGCCGATCAGCATCGAGTTCATCGCCGAGGTCGCCCAGTACCTGCGGGAGACCAAGAAGCTCGAGGTCTCCACCGACGACATCGCCGAGGCCCTCATCGGCGTCACCAACTCCAGCGACGACCTGGAGCGGAAGCTGTCCCGCGCCATGCGGGACAGCTCCAAGGACGTCGGCACCCTCGAACGGGCGATCAAGGACCTCCCGAAAGCCACCGACGACGCCGCGGACAAGGCCGCGCGGGACTTCGACCGGATGGGCGACAAGGCAGGCGACGCAGGGAAGGACATGGGCGGGGACTTCCGCCAGTCCCTGGGCGAATCGCTGTCCAGCGGCGGCACTGACCTGTCCGAGGTCATCAGCGAGACGTTGGGCGAAGCGGTCGGGTCCGCGCCGCTGCCTGTCGCGGCTATTGGCGTGCTGGCGCTCGGCATCTACGCGGTGTTCCGGGCGCAGGCGGAGAAGGAGAAGGCGGAGCTCGCGGAACTGTTCGACATGACCGACCTGATGACCGGGGCCATCGAACAGGTCGACCTGTTCAACAACGCGCTGGAAGAGATCGGTGGCGGTGACAAGGGCAAGGGCGCGGAGAAGCTCGCGAAGATGGCCGAGATCACCGGGGTGTCCGTCGGCGAGCTCGCCGCCGTCATCACCGGCGAAGTGAACCCCGCGGTCGAGGCGACCATCGCCGGGCTGGAACAGCAGAACAGGGTCATCGCCGACAACGCGCGGGAGACCAACCACATCAGCGACGAGGACAAGAAGCGGCAGCAGACCAACCTGGAGATCCTCGACATCCACAACAAGCAGGCCGGGCAACTGGAGACGAACGCGGAACGCGCCGCGACCTGGAAGGCCGGGCTGGACGGCGTCGTCGGGACGGCGCTGGACCTGAACACGGCGATGGAGAAGATCGACGCGAACCAGGACAACGTCATCGATGGCACCGACAAGCTCGCCGTCAAAGCCGCTGACGTGGACATGGACGGGATGCTCTCCCACACCGAGCTGGTGAACGCGGGCCTCCTCGACATCATCACCAAAGCCGGGCTGATCCCCGACCCGGGCATGCCGAACACGAAGAGGGACGCGCAGGAGATCAGGACCATCGTGGCCGGGCTGGACGGCAAGAAGGTGAACGTGACCATGACCTTGAAGTCGCAGCAGGCGGGTGCGGTCACGCAGCTGATCGGGTCCGCGCACCAGACCCAGAACCGGGCAGGGGGGCCGCCCTGATGGCTCTCGCAGCGACAGCGGCCGAGGTACCGGGGAAGTGGGCCGTGCGGCTCACCGCCACCGGCGGGACGGGCACGCCCACATGGTGGCGCGATCAGGCCGGCCGGGCCACCCTCATCGGCGACGGCGCGGACATCGTGGACCGCGGCATCCCCCTGAACACCGAGGTGACGTACTTCGCCGTCGACGACACCGACACCGAGGTGACCGCCCCGATCACGGTGGCCAGCAGCCACCCCGTCCTGTCGTCCAGCATGTACGGCACCGCGTTGCAGGTAACGGTCACCGGGCAGGCCCCCAACCGGTGGAACGGCCGCTCCGTATGGCATCCCGTCATCGACCGCTCCGAGGGCCCCGTCGTGTCCATCTTCACCGCCGAATGGCGCAACGGCACGGTCACCCTGGACCTGCCCGACAGGGCGACCAGGTCCGCGCTGCTGCACATGCTCATGCAGGGCGACCCGCTGATCCTGAGAGCGACCTGCCCGGACAGGGTCGACGACCTGACCATCCTCCCCGTCTCCTGGTCGGACCCGTGGACGGTCGAGGGGCAGTGGGACTCCGGGCAAAGGCTGATCATCGAGTACCAGGCCGTCAGCCCCGAGCCGCCCGCCTGGTCCCCGCCGCCGACATGGACCTACCAGGACGCCCTCAACGCGCACGCCTCCTACACCGAATGGCTCGGCACGTACAGCACCTACGGGGCTCTGCTGGCGGGCATCCCATGATCGCCTGCAGCCAGGCGATGAAGGACGCCGCCGCCCAGTCCCACGCCCCCGCCTGGTCCCTGACAACCAGCGACGGCCAGGACTGGGCGGGACGCCTGCTGCCCGGAAATCTGACCCGCGCCTCCGGGAACAGCCCCCGCTCCCGGCTCGGCATCACCATCCCCGAAACCGGGCGGCCGTCACTCATCGACCAGGGGATGCTCCCCACAGGCAGGGACCTGCACCTGTCGTACCGGCAGCACCCCACGACGGAGACCATCCGCCTGTTCACCGGGAGGCTGGTCGAGTCCACCCTGCAGCGCACCGCGTCCACATGGACCATGGACGCGGTCGGGCACGAGGCCGTGGTCGCCGCAGACCAGATCAGGCCCGGCGACGTCGCGGTCCCGGCGAAGGTGGCAGACCTCGTGCGGGCGCTGGTGTCCCGCACCCTCCCGACAGCCGTATTCGCCATCACCGGCCCCGCGCTCACCGCGAACGTGCCCGCCGGCATCGACATGGACGGCGACCCGTGGCAGATCGTCGACAAGGCGTGCCAGTCCTGCGGGTCCGAGGCCTACTTCGACCCGGAGGGCATCTGCGTGGTCCGCGCCGAACCGTCCCTCGCGCAGCCGGGGGACCACCTGCGGGTCGGGCCGGGGGGCACGGTCACCGGGTACCGGGCCGGGCACGAGGCCGCGTACTCCCGGGTGGAGCTGCGCTACGAGGACAAGGCGGACCCGCCGAACGTGCGGTACGGGGTATGGGAGGACCACCGCCCCGACTCCCCCACATCCGTGGAGCGCATCGGCCGGACGACGCTTCGGGAGGACTACGGCAGCCTGCTGGGCCTCCCCCCGCAAGCCGCGGCCGACGCATCCGCCGCGGCGCTGGCGGCACGGGCCGCGGGCCGCGGCCGGGCGCTCGCCGTGTGGCACATCCCCCGCCCATGGCTCGAACCGGGCGACACCGTCGAGGTCACCCTCTCCGGGGGACCCACAGAGGCGCAGATGGTCGCATCGGTCGACATCCCCATCGGGCCCGGCATCCAGGTCACAACCATGCGGAACACGGCCTACCGGATCGAGGCAGCATGAACAGCACCAGACCCCCCGAGCAGTGGACCGCGCGGGAGTATTCCCTCCTACCGCTGGAGGTGGCGCGGAAGCTGCGCCGCGCCTGGAGGCAGATCGCCGGGCCGCTGGCGACCACGCCGAACGGCGCGCCGTTCCCGCTGCGGGAATGGCCCCCCGACGCCGCCATCGACATCCAGGCCCTCGCGGAATGGGTCGACCCGCTGGTCCCCACAGGCGCGATCATGTCCTGGGCCGGCAGCGCCGCCCCCGCGGGCTGGGCGCTGTGCAACGGGGCTCTCCTCAAACGGGCCGAGCACCCGAGGCTCTTCCAAGCCATCGGTGTCGCCTACGGCATCGGCGACGGGGCCACGACGTTCGCCACCCCGAACCTGGCAGGGCGGGTGATCCTCGGCGTCAGCGGCTCGCACGCGCTGAACACGACCGGCGGCGCGGAGACCCACGACCACGACCTGGGCACCCTGGGCCACGCGAAGGTCACGCTGAACACGACGAACCCGGGCCGCACCGAGATTGCGCGGGTCACAGTCCCGTCGTGGAACGCGAGCCACAAGGCCGAGACCACGGGAAGCGTCAGCACCGGCGACACCGGGATGACCACCGCGTCCAGCCTCGGCGGGACGACGAACACAGCCAACGGGATGCCCCCGTACCTGACCCTCAACTACATCATCAAGCTCTAGGAGGAGCCGTGTACCTGACCCAGAGCATCGTCGCCGACGACCCCTACATGCGGCTGCGGGTGGCCAGCGCCGCCGCGCAGGAGGGATGCGCCACCGAGAGCGGCATCGACCCCGACGAGTGGACCTTCCAGTGGCGCCGGGTCTGGGCGGCCGCGCCCGGATGGTCGGACGCGTGGGAATCCGCCGCGGCCGCCGGCGTCGCGGACCCGGGGTCCGACCCTGCAGTCATCACCGACGCCATGATCCTCAGCCAGCTCCAGGCGATGCAGCCGTTCACCCGCGTCGCCGATCACGCCCCCGAGCCGGACGAATGATGCCCCCGCGGCCCTGGTTGCTCGCGGCCGCCGCGGTCCTGCTGACCGCGGGCGGGGCGCTGATCGGCGACCAGGGCGGCAGGGCGCTGGGCGCCACCGCGCTGCTCGCCCTGGGCAGCGTCTGCCTGGGCGCGTGGATCGCCCGCAACGACGGCTGAAGGAGGACCGATGACCGCACCGGTGCGCGGCGGGCACATCACCCAGGAGTACGGGGTGCCCGGGAACTACTCGGCCGGCTACCACACCGGCCGCGACTGGGCCGGGGGCAGCGGCGAGCTCGTCGCCGTCCGCGCCGGCAAGGTGACGTTCGCCGGCTGGGCCGGCGACTACGGCAACCGCATCGAGATCCACACCGACGGGATCCAGCACTCCTACTCGCACTGCGACTGGTCCGGCGTCCGCGCCGGGCAGCAGGTCGCCCAGGGCCAGGTCATCGGCTCGATGGGGTCCACGGGCCAGTCGACCGGGCCGCACTGCCATTACGAGGAGCGCCACGGGCCCGGCTACGGCTACTACGACGACAGGCGTCCCGTATGGGACACCACCGACACCGCAGATGAGGAGACCGATATGGCCGCGAACCTGGTCGCGTTCTTCGTGTACGACGACGGCTGGTGGGAGGCGAACCTGGCCGCCGGCACCTACCACGGGTTCGCCAACCCGCAGGACCTGTCCGATCGCAGGCACGTGCTCACCAAGTCCGGGGTGCCGTGGTTCAACTGGAACGGCGGCGCGGTTGTGGCGAACCCCGAAGCGTTCGGCCTCCGCGTCGGCTGATCCGTGTGCCATGCCCCCGGACGGCGCCTGGGCGGACCTGCGCGGCTACCTTGACTGGTTGGCCGCGCGGTTCAGCCCTCTCACGGTGAGGCAGCGGACCTGGCAGCTGAACAGGTTCGCGGCCGCGCACCCCGCCGGCCCGTGGTCGGTCGACCTCGACCAGGTGGAGAAGTGGCTCGCCGCGCAGCACGCCGAGGCCTCCCGCCTCAGCGAGCTGTCCGCCCTGAAGCGGTTCTACGACTGGGCCCGCCGGCACGGCCGCTGCCCGGCATCATGGACGGACCCCACCGCCGACGTCCTGCCGATCCGGGTCCCCGACCCCGGCGTGCTGCCCTGCCCCCAGGACGCGTTCTGGGCGGCCGAGGACGCCGCCGACGAGGACAGCGAGCTGATGCTCCTGCTCGCTGCGCACTGCGGGCTGCGGTGCGCCGAGATCGCCGCCGTGAGCACCCGGGACGTGGTCGGCGACATGCTCCGGATCCGGGGCAAGTTCGGCAAGGTCCGGCTCGTCCCCCTGCCCAAGCAGATCGCCCAGCTGATGGGCGAGCGGCCGGCCGGGCAGCTGTTCCCCGGCCGCCTTCCCGGCACCTGCATCAAGCCCGGCACCGTCTCCGGCAGGCTCTCCCGGCTGCTGCCGGCCGGGTGGACCGCGCACACCCTGCGCCACGCCTACGCCACCAACGCCTACCTCGAGCTGCGCGACATAGTCGCCGTGCAGCAGCTGCTGGGCCACGCGTCCCCCGCCACCACGAGGCGGTACATCGCCGCAGCCAACGCCGCCGTCCTGCAATCGGCGGCAGGGGCGGCGACCCGGATGCCATCGCGTCGCCGACTGCGCATCGTCCCACCACCCCCCGACAGCGCCGCCTGACACCGCTAGTTCCAGACGAGATGAGCCAGGTCCCGGGACCGTGGGTCGGTATACCCGCAGGTATACCGACTCAGCTCCACTTCGCGACCAACTCCGCGTGCCCGGCCAGCGCCTCAGTCTTGGTGGTGTACCGCCGCACGTCGAGTTCTGGCCCGACCCCGACCTCGGTCCGGGATGCGAACACCATCGTCTCGAAGATCAGCGGCGCGTCATATCGGCCCCAGCTGTGGTCGATCCCCAGCCACACCGTGGACACGAGGATGCCTTCGCGCACGGTCTCCTGCGCCAGCAGGCGGTCGCTCTCGAACCGCGCGAGCCACTCCAGCCGGTCGATGGGCTCCCCGTCCATCCCGTAGTACGGCAGGCTCACGGCCCGGCCGCCCGCCGCCGGAGCTCGCACGACGCGCACAGCGGCGACCCCGTCGGCCCGTAGCGCACCGTCGTCCGCCTGCACGACTGGCAGGGCCCGACTTCCACCATCACGGCACCCACCGCCAGAAGGTCCCCGGCCGGCCAGTCCTGGGGGGATGGACGGCGGCCGGCGCGGGGAGTCTGTGCGGCCCGCACGATGTGGGCCCGGTCGGACCCGTGCCCCACGATTGATGGCGGGCCGGCCGGGAGCGGGAACTCCAGACCGGCCCTGACCCACCAATCCGATCAGTGCGGAAAGGGGGGCTGACGTGAGTCTGCCCGAAACCGATACCAGGATCATCGCCGGGTGGCTGCTGTCGCACCGCGGCGCCAAACCCGCCACCCTCGCCAATTACGGCAAGACCGCGCGGCTGGCGTGCGAGCACGGACTCGAACTGCTGACCAGCACCGCGCGGGAAGTGGCCTGCGTCCTGGACGCCACGTGGCGCACCGACGCCGGCCGCGGCGCCGCGGGCCGGGTGCTGCGCCGCCTGTTCGCGTGGATGGTCTCCACCGGGCTGCGCGAGGACAACCCCGCACCCACCCGCACCGGCCGCGCCGGCTACGGCCCGATCCGCGACGAGCACGTCCCCGGGCCGTGGGCCCGGCCGCTGGCGGACTGGTACGCGTGGATGGTCGCCGCCGGTCGCGCCGCCGGCACCATCGAGTCCCGCCGCCGGTCCCTGACCGCGTTCGCCCGAGCCAACCCCGGCGGGCCCGCCGGTCTGGGACCGCAGCATGTCGTGGACTGGTTCGCCGCCCACCCGCGCTGGAAGCCGGCCACCCGCCGCCGGGAGCTGTGCGCGCTGGCCGCGTTCTGGGCGTGGGCGATCCAGTTCGGACGGGTCGAGAACGACCCCACCGGGGCGCTGGGCACCATCCGCGTCCCCAAGGGTGTGCCCCGCCCGATCGGCGACGCCCTGTTCGCGCAGGCCCTGGCCCGCGCCCAGGGGCCCGACCGGCTGATGCTGCTGCTCGCCGCGCACTCGGGGCTGCGCCGCGCCGAGATCGCCGCGGTCCGCCGCGAGGACGTCACCGACCACGGACTGGTCGTGACCGGCAAGGGCGGCCGCACCCGGCTCATCCCCCTCACCGGTCGGCTGCGCCGCGAGCTGCTCGACCGGCCGGACGGCTGGATCTTCCCCGGCCGCAGCGGCGGGCACCTGCGGCCCTGCACGGTCGGCGCGCACCTGACCGCGCTGATGGACGGGAAGGGCACCGCGCACCAGTTGCGGCACAGGTTCGCGACCAAGGCGTGGGAGGGCACCCGTGATCTGCGGGCCGTGCAGCAGCTCCTGGGCCACTCCAGCCCCGCCGTCACCGCGATCTACCTCGGCGTCGCCGACCAGGACCTCGTCCGCGCGGTCGAGGCCGCGGCCGCGTGAGGACGGGCGCCCCGGGACCGCGCGGGGGATCGCGGTCCCGGGGCGGTCCGAGCGCCGGGTCGCCCGAGAGCGAGACGGGCCCCGGCTGCCGGTGATAGCCCCCCATTCCAAGGGAAGGGCTCCGCGCTCCGCCGGCTGACGCGCCATCACGATCACAAGCCCGGCCTGGTCACCGCAGCGACCCCGACGGGACACCGCCGAGGCGGTGGCACGGGCATCGGCACAGCACCGTCCCGCACCGGTCGGCGTGGCCCGCCCGGCACCAGACGGGCTGCTCCCGCAGGTCGATCACGTTCGGCAGGGACTCTTGCCACGCCACCGCGCACGCGTACCCGCGGAGCATCGCCTCCTCAGCGGAGTCGCCGGGCCGCAGGCACCCGTCGACCAGCACCCCGATCCCCATCAGCAGCCCGCCGAGCATGCCTGACCGGTCGTCCCCTCCGCCGAGCACCTTCGCCGACCACACCGCCTCGCACAGAAGGTCGATCGCGGCGTCCCGGTCCGTCCTCGTCGCCTCCACCGTCACCACCTGTCCACACGCACAGGCTGGCAGCCGCGGGGGCAGGGCACCGGATGCCCGGCCGCCCGGCCGATGCAGAACACGGGCGACTCGCAGTGCGTGCAGCACGCGAACGCGGGCATCGGCCGCCATCCCGTCCCGGCCATCGGCTGAGCGGCCGCCTGCGCGGTCACTCCCTGTGGTCCGTGAGAGCGTCCAGCAGCGACTGCTTGCCATTCGTGTCCAGGCGCCAGTACTGCTGCTCCAGCTCCCCGCAGCACAGGGACCGCGCGAGGATCCAGGCGGCCCGCGCGCCGTTGGACGCCCCCGCCATCGCCTCCGCGAACAGCTCGCCGGTGTCGTCCTCGAAGAAGTCGAGGTATGCCCAGCACGCCTCGTCCCCCCGCCAGGTCACGTTGATCAGGGGATGCCCGGGCCGCAGCTGCCCAGCATCGCTGAGGAACTGTACGGCGGCCTGGTACGGCAGCAGGCCCGCGGACCAGGCATCGAGCAGCACCCGCAGCCGCTCCGCGTCCAGGCGACGGCCGATGTGCGCCGCGGTGCTCATGCGGCGGCCATGTCGCGGACCAGGTCGCTGAGAAGCGCCGACAGGCAGCCGCAGTCCTCGCCCGAGTCGTGGTGCTCCCCGATGCAGCGGTCGTCCGGGCACCCGCACGAGTCCCCGGTCCATACCAGGCGCTTGTTCATGCCGTAGCCCCAGGAGCGCTCGCCGTCGTGGTGGCGGATGTACGCGGCGATGGTCAACGACTGGCCGGAAGGCAACAGCGTCCCCTTGATCTCCTCCCGCGCGGACTGGTCCAGGCCGCGGTACACGGGCCCGCTCATGCCGCGGCCTCCGTCTCGGACTCGGAATCAGACCAGAAGGTTAGGGGTTCGAATCCCTTCGGGCGCGCTGGCCTCAACAGGCCGATATCAACCTTGAAGGCGTCGGCGTAGCGCACCATCGTCTCGAAGTCGGGGAGGTTGTCCCCCCGCAGGTGGCTGCGCACCGTGATAACGGGGAGATCCATAATCTCCGCCAACTCTGCTGTCGTCAGGCCTGCCTCGTCGCGAGCGAAACGCATCCGATTCCCAACTGCTTTCTTGAACTCGATGACCATGAGAGCACTCTAGCAGATGGTCCGACAATCGTCGGTTCATCTGGACGTTGGTGGCATCCGATCTGATACTGTCACGGCCTATGACGCAACGTAGCGGTGCTGCCCCCCAAGGTGATCGGGAGGACCCCGTGGAACCCAGCGAAGTCGAGCCCATGAAGCCTGTGATGTGGAGGAACCTGGCTCTCGACGATGTCCGACTGGGGGCCCGCGCCCGCCACATGCTGATGCACATCCAGGAGTTCGCCTGGAAGCACTCCAGGAAGCCGCACTACGGCGGCGGCGATTCGGCTCTCTGGGTCGCGATCAGGTACGACGACCTCGCCGATGCAGCCGGCGTCTGCCGTGACACGGCGAGACGTGGGATTGCCGACCTCATCGAGGCCGGCTGGCTTGAGAGGGATCCCCAGTTCCGGGGCGGGTGGCAGCGGCAGAACCACTACCGGTGGAAACGCCCAGATCAGCCGAATCTCGCGGTGCAAATTTCCACGCGATCTGCACCGCGATCTGCACCGCGATCTGCACCGCGATCTGCACCGCGATCTGCACCGCGATCTGCACCGCGATCTGCACCGCGATCTGCACCGGCAAGTACTAAAGAGGAATTAGGAATTAGGAAGGGGGAAAGTCAAGTCAATGTCGGCGCGGAAGTTGAGATGGGCGGAGACCTTGACTTGACCGATTCGACGAGTGAGGCAAGAGCCTTCCTGATGGCGCTGGGCGCGATGGTGAGGCGCGACCTCGCCCCGAACGACTCGGCCATCAGCGCGGCCAAGCACGCGATCGGTATCGGCTACTCGGCAAGGACAGCCGTGAAGACCCTGGAGGGGATGGGCCACAACCTCACCAAGGCGAAGAGCGGCGGCATGGTCCTCCGGCTGCTCCGCGAGCTGCCCGCGGATCCGGAGCTCGAATGGCGCAGCAAGCTCCCCGTCCAGTGCCCGCACGGCAACGAGGCGGCGAACCTGTGCAAGCCGTGCCGGCTCGACGCCGGCGACCCGCGCGAGATCGAGCGGGCGATCCGGGAAGGACTGGCATCCTGAACGCGACCCCCTGATTAGTGACAGTGTCACCACGCTGTATCGTCAAGGGCGCCAACGAAAAGCGATCCCCAGGGTTCGGCTCGCATCCAAGCCCCGGGGACCTTGACAAGTCCTCGACGAAGGAGAACATGCCATGACCGAATCATCCGACCTGCCGGGCGATATCGTCCAACGCAACAGCCAGGCCGAAGCGATCTTCGACAACTGGAGGCTCGCGTACAGGCTGGATCCCTCCTTCCCGATCGAGAAGATCGAGGACGGCGCCACGCAGCAGGTCCGCGACCAGGCCAACCGCGCCAACCGCCAGTACGTCGAGGAGTACTTCCAGCAGCACGAGGCGGGCGCTGTCTTCCCGCCGATCGTCCTGCGCGACACCAACTTCTCGCTGATCGACGGCAACACCCGGCGGGCCATGTGGATCAAGGCGAAGCGGCCCACGGTGCCCGTCTACCTGGTGAGCCTGCCGTCCGCAGACCTTGCCCGGGCCCTTGGGGCACAGCTGAACCAGATCGCGGGTGTTCGGCTCACGCCGGACGAGTCAGCCAGGCAGGCGCTGGCGATGATGGAGGAGGGCACGTTCGACGACCAGCAGATCGCGAGGATCGTGGGCCGCTCCCGTACGCAGATCACCCGCTGGCGCCAGGAGCGGGAGTTCACCGCGCGCGCCGAGCGGTGCGGCGTCTCCGACATGGCGAAGCGGGTACCCGACGCGCAGCGCCGCATCCTGTCGAAGGTCGTCCAGGTGAAGCCGTTCACCGAGCTGACCAGGCTGGCCGGATCCCGGAAGGTGCAGAACAGCGACCTGAACGCCCTGGTCGACAAGGTGCTCGCCGCGGAGAGCGAGGAGGCAGCGCTCGACGCGGTCACGATCGCAGGAGCCGAGATGCACCCGATAGGCCCGGACGGGCGCGCCGTCGCATCGAACCCGAAGGCGAAGCGGATGCGCATGGTGCTGCCGCAGGTGCTCAACCTCGCCCCGGCGGAGGAGTTCTACGAGCCCGAGAAGGCGGTGGCCGACCGGGCGATGTGGCTGCAGATCAAGATCGCTGCGGAGAGCGCCCTGGCCATGTACGAGCGCTACGACGCCCCGGGGAGCGCGGCATGAAAGAGGCCAGCGAGGAGACCGTCGCGCTGTTTCGGTGGGTGCACAACCATCCGCGGTCGACGTTCGACGACATCGTGGCGAAGGCGCTGCCGCCGGCCATGCGCCATGCCGCCTACCAGGCATTCACGGCCAACCGCGGCCAGGACGGCGAGGAGCTGCCGGAGGAGTGGTTCAAGATCGAGGGCAACAAGGACCTGGCCTGGCGCTGGTGGGTCGGGGAACTGGTTCACGCGAGCGTCAACACTAAACGATTGAGTGTTGACGCTCCGGATGGCGGCAGCGCTCGGGGAAAGCGGCGGGAGCAGCTGCTCTACTCCGCGAAGACCGCGCCCATGGTCAAGACCGAGGATGGAAAAGTCGTCCGCTGGTCGCCCGAGTTCGACCAGGCATACGAGCGGGCCGTCGCCGCGATGCGGGTCACTCAGCGCGCGAACCTGGCGATCAACGACCTCATGGGCGACAAGCCGACCCGCAAGCAGCTCGACGGCGCTATCCAGGTCCTCAAGGACGCGCTGGAGGCGCTGCGCGTCTCCTGACCGGAGGTTCCGAAGTTCCAGGGTGCACTCGCGCGGCCAAACCCCTGGAACCTTCGGGAGTCGTCAGGCCATAGCCAATTCCTTGATAGTTGAGTAGCCGGTTCGGGTCTTGTGAGGGATCTGTACGGCACGGGCGCGTACAACGTTGGTGTGGAGCTGCGGGTTTATCAGAAGCCGGGGCTGTTGGTGCGCCTGGCTTATCAAACGGCGCCGGTGCACGTTGGTGCCATGGACGTGGATGTGCCGCTGGATTCGTTCCACAGCGATGGGACGACGACCCTGATCGACCCGGTGGCGGGTATCGGGCTGTGGCGGGAGGCGCGGCGGGTACGCGA